CAACAAGACGTTTTGATTATGTCTTTCGGCCTACAACTGGACCGGATGAACCTGGACCAAATAAGGAAGTATTTGATGTATTGCGATGCCCCTAAATGGTTAGTTGATTCGATGTTCCAAGAAGAACCAAAAAAGATTCATGTAGCTCTTTCAAAATGGCTTATTTCGTTATACCAATACAAACTAGCCTTGGAAGAAATTAGAGATAATCACAAACCTTTAAAGCAAATTAAAAAATGAATAAAAATACTTAAAACAATAAAAAATGTAAAAATAAGACTTGTTTAACGACCTTAATTCAATAAAAATGACACATTCAGAACTAGTAAAAATAGGCGCTAAATGGCTTAAAAACCATTATGGAAACATGAAAATACCAAATTGCCCAATTATAGCAAAAGAATTAAAAACATCAAATTTAACCGGTGAAATTCCTGATATTTTAGGCTTTTGTTCGCATAGTTCGGTTATGATTGAAGTTAAAACGTCACGGGCTGATTTCTTGAAAGACCAGGAAAAAAGCTTTCGTTTTGATGAGCTTGAAGGAATGGGAAATTACAAATGCTATCTATGTCCTGAATCATTAATAAAAGAATGTGAAATCCCTTTGCTTTGGGGCCTTATATACGTTAGAGAAGACAACGAAATATACATTGTAAAACCCCCTATTCATCACTACGGAAACATATACTCAGAACGAAAAATTTTGTACTCAATTTTAAGACGAAAAAAATGAAAATAACAGAATTAGAAGAATCAATGGATAACTCTATCCCGGAAATTTTACCTGAAAATGTTGAAAACTTTGCTCTTAATGGATTTTCATGGGAAGAATTGGAACCATACGTAAATTCTAATGATAGGGGACAAATGAAAAGGTTATTCAAACATTATAAACAAGAAAGAAGCATTGAATTAACAAAACAAATAATAAAAACCGAAAACAATATTTGGTAATTCAAAAACTTTTTTTAGTTTTGTATAACACAACAAAACAAATAAAAATGAAACAACAAAATTTTGAAGTTACTACCGTTAAAATCGGTGAATCTGAATTGGAAGTTAAATATTCAATTCACCCAGGCGATGAATCTACAGGCTTAAGACGCCACTACGAAATTATATCAGTTAAGATATACGAAACACCTCAAACAAAGATTTGGAAAGAAAAGTTTAAAGACTTTTCTGACGGTGGAGAGTGGGAGAATTACACGATTAAGATGTTATCTGACATGCTTTATTGGTCAAATGAATTTGATTGTATGGAGCTAGAAAAACTTTTTTTAGATGATTTCAGTGATGAAAAATTTATTTATATAGATAAGAAAATGGTTAATGCTTCACTTTCTATAAGAAAAGTTTTAGAATCAAAAGAACCAGTTTTAGAACTAAAAAAAGCAATAGAAAAAATTTACGATTTTGTTACAATAGGCGTACATGAAATTGAAGTTTCTGAATATTGCGACATTGCTCAAATTGAGCAACTTTTAAAAGACCAGGAGGACTAAAAATGAAATATACTGATTTTGATAAAATAGAATACGAGGCCGTTAAGATTTGTGGCCGAGATAATTTTATAAACGAAAGAGCTTATTTTATTGAGCAACTTTCTAAAAGTTCAAAACTTAAAGAAGTTAGAACAGATTTATTGTTGAAAGAATTCATGTACGGAATTTCTCTTGGATTCACATTTAACCCTAGCTTTGATTACTGCAACATTCTTCCAAAGAAAGTTTACAAGGACAGGAAACATGTTGGAACAATAGCAGAATTTAGGCCAACGTATAAGGGTGTTGCTTGGGCTGCACAACATTGGGGAGTTGTTAATCAAATTTACGCAAATGTAGTTTATGAAGGAGATGAATTTGAAGTTATAATGGGAACGTCTCAGGAAATTGTTCATAAACCTAAATTCAAAACAAAAGAAATAACACATGCATATGCAATCGCAAATGTTCCAGGAGGAAAACAATACATTGAAATACTTTCGAAAGAAGATATAGAAGCAATTAAAACTTGCTCAGACGGGTTGAAGTATGATAAAGACGGCTCCACACCGTGGAAGAAGTTTGAAGGCCAAATGTGTAGAAAGTCAGCTATTTTAAGGCTTTGTAATTATATTCCAAAAAATAAGAATTTCCAAAAAGTAGTTGAAGCAGAGCAGAAAGAATACTTGATAGATCCATACGGAAGTAAGGCAAGCTTTATAAGATCGTTGATTAACACTTCATCTTATGAAGATGATTATAAATCAATTTTAGAGGACAAAATTAATGAAATGTCTTATTTTGAAGCTGATAATATAATAAATGATCTTAAAGAAAATCAAGTTGATAGAGCTTCAAATGCTATTTTAGGTAATTCACAAGGAGATATTAACAAAGCATTGGACAAAGTGCTTAAAAATGATAGAAAATGATTAGCTTAAATGAGGTAAAATTAATTGGTAACTTAGGCCAAGATCCTGAACAAAGAACCTTACAAAACGGAACCACGGTATGCAGCTTTACGATGGCCACCTCCGAAAACTACAAAGATAAATCAGGAGAAAAACAAACAATAACAGAATGGCATAACTGCGTAGCCTGGAACAAAACGGCGGAATTGATTTCAAAGTACGCCAAAAAAGGCTCTAAAATGTATTTGTCAGGCCAAATAAAAACAGAATCGTATGAGCAAAATGGAGTAAAAAAGTTCATAACTAAAATTATAGTTAGAGATTTTATGCTTTTAGACAAAGCTACAGAATCGAAACCACAACAAGAAAACATCGTACAATATAGTAATGAAAACGATGGCTTTGAGCCTGATGATTCTGATCTTCCTTTTTAATAACTAACTTAAAATCATATAAATACAATTTAAAATGGATAAGAAAGATTTTATAGAAAGATCTTTAGTTAAATTAAAAAGAAAGTATGGTAAGGATGAATTGGTTATGTCGTTGATAAAAAGGATTAAACAGATCGAACTTGAAAACGGAATTTTGAAAAGTGAAGTTGATGAACTTAATTATAAGCTAGAGGAAATAAGTAGTTTCTCTCAGGAACAAAAATACGCTCTATTTCATGATAAATGGATAAATCAATTAAATAACAGTATCAATTCATTGAAAGGAAGGATAAAATCATTGGAACAAAAAAATAATATTTTAGTTAAAATGTTAAACGAAAAAAATAAATAACGATGGATAAGAAAGATTTCATACTAAAAAATTACAGCAGTTGGGTATTATTTGTATGCGGCTTATGGTTAATAGGTTATTGGGCTGGTGCCTTAATTCAAAAGGCAATTCCAAATTGGTTTTTAAATCCTTTTGATAATTCACCTTTAGAAAGATTAATAATTTCAATACCTCCAATTTTTGGATTGTTTATTGAGTGGCACAGGCAATCAAGAATTTGGAACAGACTTCCATGGAATGAAGGTGACTTAGTTAAGCCAAGAAAATGTATGGATAATAGGTTTATGGTTGTTCTTTCAAATTATATCCCAAAAGGAAGATTTACCGGAACAATTAGATTGCTTGACGGTGAAAACGTTTTTAGTGATACCGGAAAGGGTAATTATAGGTTATTCTTTAAGGATTCCATGAATTACGCCTTGGAAAAAGGCTTTGTAAAGCCTAATGTTCCCAGGGATGAAAACGGGGTAATAATTGTGTATCAATACATGCTTAAATTTCTATCGAAAGTATTTGGAACCGATAAAAAGTAAACTAAAACTTAAAGCCATTGGTAAAACAGTGGTTTTTTAAAATTAAAACAATGGAAATAAATATTTATAATAAACATTTAAACATAGACTCAAAAGATGTTTATAATTGTGACAACAATTCAACACTTAGAGAATGGAGAGAAAATTTAAGAAATCAGATAGACAAAATTATAGTTTCAATTAAACTAACTGATCCTAATAATAAAAAGAGAATTAGAAATTTAGATCTTAGTAAATTCCTAATTCATAAGTTAATTAGACAAATAGAATTAAGGCTCGCTAAACTTAATGATATTAGAAAGGATTCAAACGACAGAAAGTTAGTTAATATATTAAAAAAAATGGTGACAGAAGAGCAGTGGGAAATGGCATTAAAAAAATTAATGTATGAAGACCCAAATAATTAAAGCAGGACACCATTACACGCGCTTACAAGATATGCGTTTTGGAGCGTTTTGGAATCGCTCCAAAAAAGTTCGAATGCAGAATTATAGTTGACAAATCTTGGTGGTATCCAAAAGAAAACGAAGACTCAAAAGATGTTAACAAGATATTTGGAAAGTCTATTGGATGGCATGTTATGGATTCGGTAAGGTTAGGTTGGGTGCCTGATTTTGAAAATAAATGGGTAATTAAATTATATTGGTATACCACGGTAAATTTTGTAGACGCTAAAGACTCGTTATGGATATGCGATTTACTCCCTTTGGATGAAATTGTCTTTAGGGCAGATGGCAATAAATTTCAAGTAGATTACCCTTTGAATTCATACGATGATCTAGTAAAATTGCCTTTTATTTCTGATTCGTTAATAAGTTGGTTTTCATTAAAGGATATTCAAACACAAACTTACACCCACCCAAAAAACTTACCTGGTTACTGGCTTAATCCTTACATAGGAGGGCAGAACAAAGCGGAACATGATACTATTTTTAAATCTGAAATAACAAAATTATGACTAAAGAGGACGTTGATGAATTAGACCATGGTGTTTATAGGCTTTACTGGACAACAAAAAGTTATTCGTTAGCATGTGTTGGAAGCCTTCATGATGGATCAAGATGGTTTGCATGTTCTAATTGGACTAGCGAAAATACCTCAGGTATAGTTGGGTATGGAAAACAATGGGAGAAAGTATTAAAAGCTAAATTAATTGAAAGAAGAACCTAAAATACCAGAATCAGGCTTAACAGCAATTAGAGAGCATTTGGAATGTGGGCAATGGAAAAAGAACGTAAAAGTTTTAGGCGTTTTAGTTCCAGAACCAAAAAAATTATGCTATATTTATTATTGTCAAATTTTAGATAAGCGGGGAGGTATAAAACAGTTGGAGGCGGCTTATTATCATTGTTGCAACCTGGTAATGAACGCGCAAGGTAAAACAGATGAAGAAATACAGCGGTATTGGTGGGATAAGTACTATAAAGACAACCCAAAACAAAACAAAGGATATGGAAAATAAAAACCTGGAAAAACTTTTAGACCATATACAAAAAAAAGTTAGTATTGAATGTTGGTGTATAGCTTACAGCCTTATTAAGGAGTATCAAAAAAGAGGTCTAATAATAAAAGATTCATTGTATCCAAGTGATAGCATAAACATGCTACAAATTTCAGGAAGTGACTTTAATTTTTGGATGAAAGTAGAGGAAGAATTAACAAGTTGGTTAAGTATTAAAGCAGAAGTCTTGAAAAACGGTATTGTTGTTTGTTTAAACTAAAAAAAGTATTATCTTTGTTTCAATACTTGTAATAATGTACGAAGAAAAGGATTTAATTAGTTTTGGTAGTTATTTGCTTTCAGATGAAAGAAACAAAAGAATTTTAGAAACGCCAGGATTAATACCAGTGGAGGAAAGAAAAAAACTTGTTCATGATGCCGATTTAAAAAATTGGAACATTAAAAGAGATAATGAAAGAGAGTTTAAGTTAACAATTAAGCAAATTTCAAGATTTTCTACAATAGAAGATCTTTTAAACCACGTTCAAAATGTATCTTAAACAAGAAACAAAAACAGGCACCAGAAAGTTTGGCTCTGTAAAACAAAATAGTCCCAAAAGCTCATATACTGAGCAAAAACATAAGTCAGAAATGACAAAACAAAAAAACAGGAAGAGAAGAAAGAAAAGATAATGTATTGGTTTGTTTTGTGTGGTTTCATTTTATTATCATTTGAGAAATGGGGGCTTTTAGATTGGTGTAGAATGTATTGCCCCCGTTTTTTTTACAAAATACTAGACTGCAAATTATGTACATCTTTTTGGGTATCAATAATATACACAATTTTAGTTCATTTGATTTTTGGTATTAATATTATAGATTTCTTTCCAATATGGGGGATAACATATCTGCTGTACAAATAGAACATGTTGACGCAAATTATACCAAAGGAGGTATGATTAATTGGAACGAATTCTGTATGTATACTACTACCGAAATTTGGGGTTCAAACGACCCAACAAAAATACCGGAAAAGCTCGAGCAATTAATTAACTACGCCAATGAAGGCATGAAAGACCGGTTAATTACAGAGCTAGGAAATTTGTACCAATCTTACTACAATGCAATACAATTGAACAACTGGGAGTTATTCAGCTATTCCGCATTGGTAACAAAAATAAATGGCCAGGACGTTCAGTTTATGCCAGTTGAACAAAAGTCAAAAATCATTTGTGATTTAATGACTATAAACGAAATTAAGCAAAATACTTCCTCGATAAAAAAAAAATTGAAAGGGATATTGAACTTTTTTTCCCGTCAAAAGAAACAGGTATAGAATTCATAATCAACGAAGCAAAAATAGCTTTGGAAGAATTAGAGGAAGCTATTGAGGATGTTCAAAAACCAAAAAAATACCTCTACGAAAAACGCCCATTAATTAACCTTTTTGATAAGGTTGATATATCCACAACAAAGAATTTTCACGAAATAAACAATATTATTCAATCAGAATTTAACAAGTCAGCTGAACAATTCACAATAATTGAGTGGTATATTGCCTTCAACCAGTTAAAAGAGAAAGCTAAAACACCTAAGTAAATATTCTTAGTTTTCGTATATTTGTCTTATGGGTAAAATTGGGTATGGTGATTTTTTAAATTTTGACGGGAAGGATAAAGAATTTGCCCGCGGATTTGAAGAATTAGACAAGAGGTACGAGGTATCAATCAAATCCATGATTGAAATAACAAAAGAATTAACGAAGGCAATATCAGAAGCTTTAAAAGCACCCAAAATAGATACCGGAAAACTATCTCAGTTAGTTTCTGAGACAAAAGCGATAACCAGGGAACTAAATACAACAAAAACAGCAAGAACACAATTAAATCAAACCAAAAAAAGATACATTGACCTCACCAACCAAGAAAGGGAGGCGATTGCCAAAGATAAAATAGCAACGCAAGAGTTAAGGCGAGAAACAGAAAGAATAGAAAGGCTTAGAATATCTGAGATAAACACACTTCAAAGGCTTAGAGCGCAGATTAACCTTGACGCTGCCGCATTAGAAAGAATGGATCTAAGCACACGTAAGGCAAGGCGTGAAGCAAGGCGTTTTTCTGAACAGCTTAGAAAAAAAAGGGATGCATTAAGGGAGGCTGAAATAGCAGCAGGTAAACTAAATGCTAATGTAGGTAATTATCCAAAGGTATTCGGAATAGCAAGACGTGCAGTTGTTCAGTTGGCTGGTGCTTTTGGTCTTTATTCTGGGATACAAATAGCAAAAAATATATTCAACGAGGTTAAAGAAATTCAAAGCCTTAATCTAGCACTTAAAACAGTTACAAGAACTACCGCAGAATACAACGCAAGCCAGTTGTTTTTGAGAGATTTGGCCCAAAGATATGGTATTGAAATTAATTCTCTTACCAGGGATTACACCAAGTTTGCCGCTTCTTTAAAGGATACCGGAATTAATCTTTCACAAGGAAAGGAATTGTTTGATAGCGTAACAAAATCAGCGGCAGTTTTAGGTGCCAGTACGGAAGACACCCAAGGCGCGTTACGCGCTCTAGGTCAGATACTTAGCAAAGGAAAATTGCAAGCAGAAGAGCTCCGTGGACAGCTTGGAGACCGTTTGCCAGGGGTTATGCAAATTGTTGCGGATGTTACCGGAAAAACTACTGCTGAGTTAGAAAAAATGCTCCAACGAGGAGAGTTACTCGCTATTGATGTTTTGCCAAAACTAGCAAAAGGCTTTGAAAACGCATATAACACAAAACGCATTGATACAGTTGAGACGTTAACAGCAAAACAAACAAGACTTACAAATGCTTGGAAGTTATTAATTAGAACAATAGACGAGGGCCAAGGGCCAATTTCTAAAGTATTTGGTTTCTTATCTGATAAATTAACAGGTGCTTTAAGTTCGATTACAGAGGTAAATGAAAGATTTACGCAGTTTAAAGAAATTTTTGGAGAATCATTTACTTTTCAAATTTCTGAAAACATATTCAATACTGATGAAAGAACAAAATTGAATTCCGCACTAAATGGGATAAATGAAGAATTTCAAAGACTTTCAAAAGACGCTACCGGCCCAAAAGGAATAGGGGCCATTGAAAAAAGAATAGAGTACTTAAGGGAATTAGTTGATAATACAGAGTTTGACAATGGATTTGAAAGTAAGAAAGCCACTATATTTCTGTTTCAAATCGAACGGCTAACCAAATTATTAAACGAAGCAAAAGAAGCAGAAAAAGAAAGGGCAAAAGAAGCCGCAAAAGTAAATGAGCAGGCAGAAAAAACACATAGAGACGAAGTAATAGCGAAAGTAGCTGAAAGAGAAAGAAAAAAAATAGAAGATGCAAGACTACCGGTAATGGAGAAAATAAGCCAGGAACAAAAATTTCAGGCAGATTTAACAAAAGATTCAAATTTACTTTATACCGAACAAGAACAAAAAATATTAGCAATTAACCAGGCTTTAGCCGCTGGAACATTAAGCGCAGAACAATCAAAAGAAAAAGCGGAAGAATTGCTAAATATATTAGCACAGCAAGAGAGAGAAAAGCAAATAAAAGAACTTAGGGATGATTTTTCCAAAGCTATTAACTTCATAGACCAATTGGACCAAAATGCCTACGAAAGAAAACTAAGGAGATTAGAAAACGAAACGGCCGCAACAAACAGATTGGTAACATCCCAGGAGGAAAGGGCAAGGTTAGGCCTTAGAAATCAATTAGCCTTTGAAGAAAGGGAGCTTGCAAAACAAGAATTAAGAAAAGAGCGATTACAACAAAGGAGAGAAAGGCGCCAAAGAATTCAAACATTTTATAATACCTTCAATTCATTATTGGAAAGCGGAAGAAACCCATTAATTGCCCTGGGAGAAGCCGGAGCAATAACTCTAACAGGCGAGACATACGCGGCAAGCCTTCGGGATGGTGGTATAGCGATAGACGCGGTAAACGCCCAGAACGGGACAAGTAAATACGGTAGATTTGATAGAGGTTATTTGTCTGGTGTTTCTCACGAAAACAAGAAAGGAGGCATTCCAATGCTATTAGAAGGAAGCGAAGGGGTCATATCCAAGAAAGGTATGCGCGGTTATGATAGTCCAGAGCAATTCAAGCAGTATCATGAATTTCTACGAAACGGAGGAAAACACAACGATCTATTGAAAGGCTCGGTAAAAAGTATTATTTCAATAGAAAAAACCGGAGATAATAAAGAAATGATAGATGAGCTTAGAGGGATAAAATCAAGATTAGAAAACATACAACCACAGGAAATAAACGGAGATTTATTGGGGCAATTACCCCAATTAGCAGCCAAAATAAACATGCAAGGAAAAATAATCGAAAAAATTATACAAGGTGGTTACAGCAACAGCAAAGGGATTACGAATAACCGTAGAGGTTACCAAGGATAACAAAATTATAAACACGTATACGCTTGATTTCTAACGTTAAAGTATTCATAAAAGGAGAACAGCACCCTGAATTTGTCCCTGAAAAGTGGATTGATTTGGAATTAATTGCTACTTTTTCGGATGGGTCGTTACAAGCATCGTTAAGCGATAATACCAATTTATCTTCAACTGGTGTAACGTTTATCGGGGAAGGTGCAAGAAGGATCTAACTACCGGGGGAATTTTTGAAGCTTTACCGGTTAATTTCGTGTTTGAAGAAAAAGGGATTGAATTAAAGTTAGAGTATTTTATTGATTTTACCTTACCACACCTTAGATATGATGATACCCATGGAATAAGATTTGAATGCCAATTGGTTAAAAGACATTCATTGGATTGGTTATATGAAAACGCGGAGGGATTTAGCTTTTCGTATTTGTACGATATTGGGAAAATAACAGATGATCTAATACATTTTGTAAGATATGCAGTTGAACAAAGATTGGACCCTATAAGGATTTTTTTGGTTGGATTGACTGTTTATTTCATAATCGAATCAATAAAACAGATTATAGATGAAATAAGCGATAGATTAGCGGAGGTGGCCGGATTTTTCCCCGTAATTAAAGCCTTAATAAAAGCATTTCCAACATTATTAAAAGCTACTTTAACGATAATCGCAATAATTGCATTACTGAAAGATCTAGCAGAATACATTCTTTCCGGAGATAGAAGGCATAACGGAATGTATTCCTTAGATATGGCCACGGTAGCAGCAAATCACCTTGGGTTAACTTTCAAGTCTTCTATTCTGGAAGGGCCCTATAACAAAATGTTCCATCTACCATCAAAAGACGATAAAGGATTTTTAATTTCTGATCCAGAAAACTACGGATACCCAGGTAGAAACTCGCCAATTTATGATTTTGGAAGTTATCTAAGGGTTATAATGACAATGTTCAACGCTGCAATTAGAATTAACGATGGCGTTCTGAGGCTAGAAAGGCGAGATTTTTGGCGTTCAATGACAAGTTACACGCTACCAAAAGTTAGGTTAGGTCCGTTTTCTTATAATACATCTGCTTTGTATTCTAATTATGTTCTAAGATATGTAACGGATCCATCTGATTTGAATACATTAGAGAATACGGATGACCTTAATTACCAGTCAACAACAGAGCCAAAAATAAAAATCGAACAAGATTTAAATTTACTTAAAGGGCTTTACCATGGAACTATCCCCTTGGCACATGGTTACAGAAAAAACGAACTAAACGAATGGCAAAAGTTTTTCAATGTAATTACCAGGCCAATTGTATCCGTTGCAAATGCAATGCTGAAAGCGGTTTATGAAGTAAGAAAAGCCTTTGATAAGATCACAAAATTAATTAAAAAACTGGCTAAAGTTCTAAAATTTGTTGGAATAAAAATAAATGCAAGCGCAGGAAATGACCCAGGAGACCCGCAACAATTAAAACTTCAAACAATTGAAAATAAGCTAAAAGGAGTTATAAAATTAAGCGCAGACACTTTTGCAGTTGATAAGGTATTTTTGATGGAGGGTGGCAAAGTAACAGAAGATAGTTACGAGAAAATGAGTGCAGAATATTTATACAAGAATTACCATATCATCAATGAATTTGACCCAAAATATAACAATCAAGGAAAAATATACCAAGATGTAAGTACCGTATTTTGTCTAAAAGATTTCGTAACTTTATTGGATTACAACGGATTCAAAACACATGACGGAAAGTCTGGTGATATGTTAAAAATAAGATGGAAATTCAAAAGCAACAATGCTGTTTTGGATTTCATTTTGTACGAAACTTATACCAATAATTTTAGAAATGTAACGCCTCCGGATGTAATTGTAATAGACGAAGAAGACGAAAACAAAGCAAGATACCACGGTGATGGATTTTCAGACGAATTTGATTAAAAATGGCAGAAAAAGGTAGAGCAGCACTAAAAACAGATAGAACAAATACATATAAAGCAGGTGTTTTAAAAGGGACGACCGTTGCCAATTGCTTTAATTTTATGGAATCAATTATTGATTCCGCATACAATAAGGTGGATGATGCTATTGAGCCGACAAAAACATTCACCACCGGAGGCATTGCAACAGCTTACACGGTAACCGATACGGATGTTATAGCAAATAGTTATTTGGATGGTAAGCCATTTTTTATAATTTTCAACTTAGATAATACTGGTGCCGCAACAATACAATTTAATTCACTTCCAGTTTTAGACATAAAATTAGTGGGAGAAGCCGGCAAGTCAGATCCTATTGCAAATCAAATTAAGGCAAATGTCGCTTATTTAGCGACAAAAGAAACCGGAGTAAGTGAAATTTACTTAAGGAATGTAGGTTCTGGAAGTGGAACAAAAGTATTCAATACATCTGGAAGTGGAACTGCTTATACCGTGACTGATTCAGAAATCACTGCAAATTCTGATTTAGACGGAAATATTTATTTTGTAATTTTCAATACGGACTCAACTGGTGTCGCAACAATACAATTTAATGCTTTTACTGCTTTAGCCATAAAAATAGTTTCTCCATCAGGCAAAAACAATGTTATATCAGGAACCTTAAAAGCTAATTACGCTTATTTCTTTACAAAAGAAACCGGTATAGACGAAATTTATATTTCGCAAACATTTAAAATTTCGACTACCGGCACAGGAAATTCATTGATAAATAGTGATTCGCCTAATGATGTAAAAATAAAAGGATTACGAAGCTCAGACGGTACTTTACAGTTGGTAGCTAATACAAATGATATTGATTTTTCAGTATTAATTGATAATGCGGGAGGCGGTATAAATGTCTACGAAGGACAAGATATGAGTGGATACCATATTTTTAACCGTTTAACCAGTGATGACGGGTCAGTTAATATAGGCTCTGAGGGTGGTACAGGTCCAGGAATTAGCTTAACTGTCCCCCCAATAAACGATAGTTCTATTAATACAAATACATTATATAGTTCCTCAAAAATAGAAGATAGGGCAAGAAAAACCATGGTGCCTATTTATTGTTTAGGAGGAACCACAGTTTTTACAGTTACATTAAACTATATTACTGTAATAGGTGATATGGGGAATTATTTTTTTGTTTGTAGATTTCAAACAGAACCAAACTTGAGTGGATCGCCCACATTAACAGTAAATGCGCTTACTCCTATCCCTATAACGATTCAAACTAATAAAAGTAAAATATTACAAGATACATTTTATTTAGCTAGATATGACGCGGGAAATTTTATAGTTTATACCGATGTGCAGTTTGTTAATGATCTGGTAACAAATTTAAATTATACGTGGAGTTCTTCGAAAATAGAAAGCTCTATTCAAAAAGCATTAATTCCGGTATCCCTTACTTATGCTGGGGCTGGGTTATTTACCTGTTCTATTGCTCATATTACTGTTTTAGGTGATTTAACTAATTATTTTTATGTTTTTGTCTTTAGCCAGCTGTTTCAAGACGGCATGGAAATACAAGTTAATTCCCTTACAAATGTTGTAATTTCTTTGCGACAAACATCTGGTAATGGAATTGGTAATTATCCTTATTTAGCGCGTTATGACGGAACTAATTTCTTAATAGATACCGCAGCGACAAACGACATAGTTAAGAGATTCAATAACACCTTTGGAATCACGGAGGCGGCAATATCGTTCCAAGACGATGGGGCTAGTCTAAGCGCTATGATGTTTTATGCGAATTCATCCGATGAAAATAATTTCTTTGGATTCGCCACAGGCTCGTACACAGGCCAAGACCCCGGAGATTGGCCAAGTGGATTTATCAAAATACATCCACCAGGATCTACATATACAAACGGGGCTTTGGAAGATGCAAATGGGAATGTTTATGAATTTCCAACGTCTTTTTCTAGCGCGTATGCTGGTGGAAAATTTTTGACTGGGAATAATTTTGAATCAGATTTAGCTGCAACTAAACAACAAAGCCTTTCCTCTGGAGCAACCGTTGATTTTATTTTAAGGAATGGATTTATAGCTAATTTATTTACCGGGACACAAACAACAGTTACAATAGATTTTGACACGAGCGGAGTAGGCGCAAATAGCGTTAATAACGCACAGGGTTATATTATATTTAATGCGGATAATTCAATTGACGTTACCTTCCATATGGACAGCGCAATAACGTATGTTAAAACAGAAAGCGGAACAAACCCTGTTACAATAAACTTACCTTTTGGAACTACCGGATTAATAAAATACGTGTTAATGGGTCCGGCTTATGGCGGTAACAGAACGTTAATGATTGAAGATGTTATAATTTTATCGTAATGGATGAAAAAAAAATAAAAGAATCAGCCGAACAAATTAAAAATGTTTGTTCTGAGCTTAAAGAGCAAATTTGGAAAGTTCAAAGCGAAATTATAATTCCAGCATACAAGAAATTAACAAAAGAAGAAAGAAAGCAATTTGAAAAAGAAATGGAGCAGTTTATTGATGGCATGGAAATGCCTGATTTAAGAAGTGATTTTGTTAAATTTGCCAATCAATACAAAAAAGGGTAATGTCGATAATAGTAGATATAGTTCAGTTTACAGACGAAACATTTGGCAAGGGAACGAAAACCCATTTAATTGGGGGTATTGGTCGTTTGATCGAAAAGTACATTGAATTACATATCTACGCAAAGGCAGAGGCAGGGCCAAATGATACAGTAAATAGCATAGATGAAAGATTTACAATTGTCCAGTCTAATTCAGTTTATGGCGGTAAAACAACATTATCGAGGGAGCAGGGAAGTTTTTTAGCGGACGGTTTTATTGCGGGAGACTTAGCAACTCTGGAAGATTCCCCAACAACAGAGTTATTGACAATCAAAACAATAACAGAGGAATTAATTGTTTTTGAAGAAACATCGATTTCTTTTTCAGATACAATAACTGCAACAGCAACATTAACACTATTAGATACACAGTATACTGCAATAGAATTAGTTAGTGCATTTAATACCAATTCTGACCAGGCGCCTATATTTCCAATTGACGGCACTTCCCCTAGATTTGTAGGGAGTTTGTTAGGAACACTGGAAAATGCAGGATTAATGTCCGGCTACATAAAGCCAATTACAGGCTATGTACAAGTTGCTAATTATATTTCAGATACCCAGCAAATTGGAATACAATTACAACAACATATTGGGCCTTTTTTTGAAGATTATAATCAATGTGACGGAGACTTTCCATCTTTCTTTTTTGAAAGTGAGTGCATTAATTGGTACACGAGAATAAGACTGCTTAAAAATATAAATAATCCAAACGAATACAGAGAAGTAATAGTCCCTGAAACGTCTGCAAACACAGGTTGGAAAGGAGAAAGTTATAACCAAGGCCAAAGCTTGTATTATACGGATAATGTTACATATAAGAATTTCCCAGGAAATAAAGATGTCTCTGGTATACAACTAGATAAACCAACAGAAGTAACATTCAATCTTAAATCAGCTGGGTTATTTACATCAAATGATACTTTTCAATTATGTTTTTCCACCATATTAGAAGGAGATGAGTATAAAGAAAATTACGATTATTACACTGAAAATGTATACTTCGAGCATGCAATTGCAAACGCAATAGTCTCTGGACCAGGAAATTCCGTTGGTGTTAGATTCGGTATAGATGGAGAAGGATTCAAGTATGTGCGTTGTAATTATATTGATTCCAGCACAATATTTGTAGAAGCAAGAATATACCCAGGTGCAAAGTTAAGAAATACAGTACTTAACGAAGAAAGGAAATTATTCCAACTTTGGATCAACACGGAATTAAAAGCCGAAACAGATATTTACAACACAAAGGAAGTTCCGGTACCGATTTCATGCGGAAATCTTATAACGGATCCTAATCTAGACTCGTTATTAAGATTGGGACCATGGGCATTTTTTGAACATGATGAAATAATAACAGGAGATAGTAAAACATCATATTGTGGTTATCTTACTGATGATGTTTTTGCGGTACAAAATATTGGTTTAAGGGATCTTTTCGCTGAAATAGCGAATATAAAAATGGGCGTTTATGTTGTTTATAGCGATAGAGGGGGAAGCGGTGAATTCCCATTGGAGGAATTCGAATTTAAAACAGAAGGTTTAAGCCTGGAAGATATTTCAGCAAATATAAGTAGAGGTTATTTGTTAGATTCAACGGATAATCATAGCAAAATACAAGTGTTAAGAAATACCACATTAGATGGAGAATTTCATTATGTTAAGTTAATATACGCCTGGCGAATTAGATACGAAGATTGGATTAAAAAAGCAAATGTTCCTGATTTTTTCTATGATAATACAGAGCTTAACGATGGAAAAAACGAAAAATGGAATGTATATGATAACAAGGCTAATGTTTATTTCAGATCTCAGATAACAATAAAATCAAAAGAAACAGGAGATTACAATACTGAAACCATGGAAACAAGAATGTTGTTTGGTGAATACGGTGAAGCAATGGACAATACAATTACATGGTCTGCGCCAACACAAAAAACATTCAAATCCGATGGAGTAACAGAAATAAGCGATAATATCCAGCGGAATGATATCACAGTTATGCAGTATGATTTTGTTAGCTCACCGGTGCATGGTGGCGTTGCGAATTATTACGGCGAGTGCAAAGCAGAAAATTACCAAGATGGAGTTTTAAGTGTTTACGAAATATCAACGATAAAAGACCCTATTACTGGAATGCTGATTCCTAACACAGGGCAAACAAAAGCACAATTAACAGAGATAGACGTAAACACCTTAAGGTTAAGCTTTTCTGTGGATCCAGATTTCATAAACAAAAGCCAAGTTAGTTTCTATCCAAGAATTGGAAGAATTGACAAGCCTGTTAGTTGGACCGTTCACAACATTAATACTTTTGATGCTTCTTTTGATATTTCAGTTACAATACAAGTAGAATACAACACAATTATAACAGATACACACCCAATTACCACTGGGGGTTATGGGCAGATAATTGGAATAGGTAATTTTTCTATAGCCGATTTTTCAGGATGCGACTTAGAGAAGTGGGCAGATTTCACCAGATTAACATCATTAACTATTCTTAATTGCGAAGACCAAATTAATCTTAAGCAAGTATTCTTGCCAATGTCAACCGTAAGAGATTTAAGATTCAAAGGTTGTGATCTTCAAGAGGTTGACTTAACAATGACAGACGCAGACGTAACCGGCTCCTTATGGGAATTCTACGATAACGTAAATTTAAGATTTATAGAATTCAAGTCGGTAACAGCCGGAACCGTAGCAACCTTAGATTGCCATAATTGCGATTTGGAGTATATTAATTTTACTCCCATACTTTCAAATAATATAACGATAAATGTTAAAGACAACCATAAAACACAAGAAGAAATAGATATGGAATTGAAGGATTTAGACGATTCTGGAACAACTGGGGGAACCTATATAGCAGATGGCACAAACGAAGCCCCAGGGGCGCTAGGCTTAGGTTATAAAACATCACTAGAAGGTAAATCTTGGACTATTACCGTAACGACCTAACTCTAATAATGTGAATTATGATAACGACAACAAGAAGTAAACCGAATATAGCTCCTATCATGATTAAAAGTTACAAAAATTAAGGTAAATTTGCAATAGATGGCTAAATTAAATCTTCTTACATCTGGAATAAGAGCAAAATTCACAAATCCTGTAATAGGGCCAGTGAAAACACAGGGTCAAGATCCTGACAGAGGATTTGAGGAATGCTGTTATATAAATTATGCTTTTGGTGATACAAGTTCAGACAATGAGAAAAACGATATTTACGGGGGCCATATATTTAAGCGCGAAGAACCAACCGATACAATTGCTTTTTACCTTATAAAAAATGGAGGTGATATTGCTTTTACTTCCAGCCATGGAACTTATTATGATTTTGGAGACGTACCCAACCAACCTGAATTATCCGGGGTACAAGTAGAATGGAAAAAAGTTCTCGCCAATGAAGGCGAAGGGAAATACCAAGCAAAAGCAGTAATTAACCCAGGCCCAGACCAATCGATTATTTTAAGTAACTCTTTCATCCTAAAACAGTTTTCGTGGGCATTAGCTCATAATACAGTTAGATTTGATGCTTACCACAATAGTTGTTTCGACAAATTAGATATTGATTTCACCGGAACACGCTGGAAAGACCAGGTAAGGGTAAGAGGTATCTTCGGGTACCGTCAAAACGAAATAAAACAAATAACTTACCAAGACAACCTATTGAATACAGAATATACAGAAGTTGAAAACGTAGAAAGGTACACGTTCAAAAGTTTGATGATTCCTGAATGTATCGCTTATCAACTTTGGGATCGAGTGTTTTTAGCTTCGGATCTAAGAGTAAATGACTACAACAACAATAATACAAGCTACGAATACATTGATTTTAAGATAGTTGTAGACAAAGCAAACGAAAATAAATACTTCGATATATCAAGGATGCTAAAGCAAGAATATGTTTTCCTGGCAAAGAGAAGCAATAACAGAGCTTTGAATTGTTAAGAAAAAAGCCCCATATAGGGGCTAGGTAATAATATATTCTTTGTTTTCGTCATAGTAATTTCTAAGTTGTTTTATCTTGAAATCTACCATTTCTTCAACTTCATATTCAAAAGAAGTATCATCATAGATATCATCATAAAGCAAAGGAATTTCCCAAGTTTCAACCGTAATAGGCAATTCCTCAATACCTGGCTGCCAAGATGAATTATTTAACCAAGATCCTTTTGATATTTCACCTTGTTCATCTATGTAGATAGGAATTCTCCAACCAGTCCAATCAAATTTATACGCTTCTTTTACGGCCTCAATTAAAATATCCCTTAATTCTTGCTCATTGATGTTTATTTGATCTTTCATTTTGCTTGTGTTTTATCTCATTTGTACATAACAAATATAATACAAAATATTTGTTACCACAAACAAAACAACAAGAATTTTTAAGTTTTTTTTGAAAATACGTAAATACACTTAGAAATTAGATTATTTTTACGTATATTTAAGATTATGAAAAAAGTTACCGGGGAGGTTGTAACTTATTTGCCCTCCCATAAATACCGCAGGGATGGCCAGGAGAATAGGAACCCCTTTTGAGGAAGGAAACAAAGCTGCTGAAAAGTGGACAGAAGAAACAATACAAGAGCTTATAAATGAGCTCTTTGAATGGTTTGAGACAGATCAAATAAACAACATTTTCCTAAAAGATTTCTTTGTAATCCATAAAGGATATTACTCATCCATAGTAAGTTATCTAAGCGAAAAATCAAAAGCGTTTTCGAAAGCTATAGAAAGGGCATACGATTATCAGGAGATAAGATTGTCTAAAAATGGCCTTTTAAATAAATATAACCCTGGCATAACAAGATTAATGTTAGCTGCTCACCATGGTATAAGAGAAGATGAAGGCAAGGAAGAAGGTAAAGAAAAAGACCCATTAGACCTAACTAAATGCACCCCTGAAGAACTAGCCGTTTTGGCAAAATTTGGACTTCTTGAATGAATCTAGCTTGGCGGGCCAAAGTAGAGCTTTTTAAGCTTGGACATTACGATAAAATACCTTTACACATAGATAAGGACATAGGTATTTTTTACTTTTCTCCAAAGCAATTAGAGGCATTAGAGTATCTCCGAGATGATATAACTACTTCCTTGGGTTACGGAGGAGGTGCATTTGGAGGTAAATCAGCATTACTTTGTTATTTCCTTTTGCTAATGTGTAGCGCATACCCTGGTACTCGTTGGGCGTTAGGCCGTAAAGACTCCGTAAGGCTGAAAAAAACAGTGCTAAAAACAATGTTTAAGGTACTTAAAGGGGAAGGGTTTAAGGATAAAGTTGATTATGTTTATAGGAGTGGCCAGGGAGCTAATGAAATTATATTTCCAAATGGAAGTGAAATTTTGTTAATAAACATGGCTATGAAACCATCTGACCCAGAATTTACAGAAATAGGAGGGTTAGAGTTAACAGGGGCTTGTATAGATGAAAGCAACGAAAACAACGGCAAGGCAATAGCAACATTATTTACCAGGATTGGCCGGTGCAAAAATTACGAATACGGCATAAAAAAGAAGCTATTAGAAACATTTAACCCAGACAAAGGACATGTTTACAGAAGGTTTTATTTACCATGGGTAAAAAAGGAGGAAAAAGAAACAAGGAAATTTATCCGGGCATTACCAAAAGACAATCCGCACCCGTCCACAGAAGAATATATCCAAGGAATTATAGACGATGGCAACAAAGTTCTAATAGAAAGGCTTATACACGGTAATTTTGACTTTGACGATGATCCAATGTTATTGATATCAACGGAAGCTGTAAACGATCTTTGGGGAAATAATTTTGTTGATGAAGGAGAAGGGAGAATTGTGGTTGATGTTTCTGGCCAGGGTCGGGACTTAACCGTACTTAAGGTATACAAAGGATTAGTGTGTGTATACCGAGAAGAAGAAAAGAAATCTACCAAGTTTACAGTAAAAGAACTAATTCAAAAGGTTCAGAGAAAGTTTAGAATACCAGATAGGCAGGTAATTGTAGATGGTAACGGAGTAGGAGGTGAGGTAGCTGATATAATGCCAAATGTTAAGAGATTTATAGCAAACAAGGCGCCAGTAATGCACTACCAAAAGGGTAATTTCGGTCATTACAAAGACCAATGCGGATTCCTGTTAGCCGAAATGGTTAACGATAATCTAATTTGGCATAAATGTACTGATAACCAGGACGAGCTTAAACTTCAATACTCTGTGCTAAAGAGAATGGAAACGGGAGACGGTAAAAAAAGGCTTATAAAAAAGGAAGATATGAAAGAAATTTTAGGGGGAAAGTCCCCAGATGATTTGGATTGTGATATAATGCTAATGGATTTTGAGTTAAGACCAAACTATTCAGCAAGAAAATGGAGTTAATATTAAAAAATATCTAATGATGCGCGAAAAAACAAAAACAAAATTCAATTTCACTATAGAAATACCAATCTATAAACAAGATTTAGCGTTTGTATTCTGCAAAGGTCCCAAAGGAATTGTAAAGTACCTGGATAAATACTTTACGGAAGAAGATAAGAAATTCATAAGTGATCAGAATTACAACACAAAGGGTAAGTTCTTTTCAGGGCTTGATAATAACATAAAAATAATATGGATGCCTAAAACTCCTGAAACACATGCGGAATACGGATATTTAGCACATGAGATATTCCACGCGGTTAGTTACATAGCTGATCATGTTGGAATTGGATTTTGTGATGAAAGCGAAGAAGCAATTGCATATTTGATAGGCCATATAACCGAACAAGCCCTTGAAAACATTGAAAAGGCAAAAAATTTTCGAAAATATTTGCAGAAATATTTGCAGAAACAAAAAATGTGTATTATATTTGTTGTATACAAAACGATAAAACACAAACAAAATGAAAAATTCAACAGAAAAAATCGGAACAGAAAAACAAATTGCTTACGGAGCCTCTTTGAAGAACCAATGGTTACCACAATTAAGAGAAGAAGTTACCACATGGACAAGAGCATGTGAAGAAAAAAAAGATAGCCCTAAGTATGAAAAATACGCAGAAAAACTAAGCGCAGCAAGCAAGGCAATTGAGTGGATTGTTTCAGAGAATAACTATCCATTAGTAATTGATGTTCTTAAAAATGCTTGTGGCGCAAAAGAAATATGCGAAAGAGCTAAAATATAAAATGCAAATCCTCTGCAAAATAATTGCAAAAAAGCTTGACAAAACAAAAATTATATAGTATATTTGAATCAACAAACTAAAACGAAATAAAATGAAAACTTACGATTTAACAAAAAGATTAAGCGCTAAAGCAAAAGATGAAATCAATAGAATTATTGAAACACACGAAAGATATAGAAACAGTTATTTCTACAAACCATCAACAAGCGCATCAAGTAGGAGGGCAAAGGAAAAGTCTTTCGTTAAAAGTAATCCAGACGTTAAATTCATTACTCAAAAAGGAGAATTAGAAGTAAAAATGACTTATCAAGAAACTTGCGGTAATGTTTATTATTCGTTAAGTATTTATCAAGGAGATAATAAAAAAACAATATCAGCGATAAAAAACCTACTTAAATAAAAGCACTATAGTTTCGTTTTGCAGATTTTCAGCGTAAAAAATCTGTTTTTTTTCTCACCTTAAAACTAAAAAATGAAAACAAGGCACCTTAAGCAAGTAATAATAGTTTCAAATTCAGAAACAAGGGAGGCCTACGGGTCTCTATCTGATTTGATAGCTGCCAAGGGCTGGCCAAACTGGCCAATAAGGCGGTGGAAGTTTCCATTTGAGTATGCCGGGTGGCTTGTGGAAAAGAAATCAATTAAATAAGAATAAAACGAAAAAATAGGATCTACTACGTTAAACAAAATCTAAAACTATGCAAACAGAAACTAAATACGTTCAAAAAGTAAAAGCAATAAGAGATGAGGACGGTCATTGGTACGTAATTCCAAACGATTTAGAGTATAAATTCCATAAGTTGCTTGATGGTGGAGAAGAAACAGTAGATAAGTTTATTAAACAGTTCGACCAATATAGAGTTAATGGAGACCTAAACAATGTTCAGTTGTATGCAGAAACAACAAAAGACATAGACGAAACTGAATGCTTGGCATTGGCACATTGAAATTAAAATAAAACTTCCTATCTTTATATCGAGTCTTTAGTTTTGTGTTAGTATAATTTCCCCCTTGGTTTTCGTTCATTTTCCAAGGGGTTTTTTGTTTCCGGTATTTCCTAACAGTAACTAAGTAAAAACACGTATTTTACAAACAAACATGAAAATATTATCAAAAAAGCTTGCTTAATTAAAATAAGCGCCGTATATTTGTTTCAAGCAAATGAGATAACAAACTAAAAACAAACAAAATGAAAAAAGTAACAATCATAAGAGACACTAACTACAGCTTCATTAAAACAACAACTACCGAATCAGGCGATAGTTTTTCTAGAAAATTAGAAAAGGGTAGTCCAGAGTATTCAAATGCATGTATGGCGTTCCATAGAAAAAACATTTCTTTAGAAAAAGGAAATAGCATAACTGAATAAAAGATGAGCGGACAAAGAAGAAAAACAGTAGTTCTGGTAACAGATCTAAGATTAGAAGGTAAAGGCGATGTGCAAGTTTATGCGGATCTTAGAACTGTATGTAGGGATAAAGATTGGAACGAAAACAAGCTCTACCGGATGAAAATGCCTTTCAATTATGAAGAATATTGGATTGAAAGACAAACTATTAAAAGATAAAAAAATGACACTATACCGATACGAAAG